GGATTCAAGAAAGAACTTGAAAACAAACTCTTAAATGAGAAGAAATTGGCTCAAAGTTCTGTCAAACTCTACTTACGCAACTTGGAAAAGTTGAACGATAACCAACCTCTGAAGAATCTCAACTTTCTCAAAGACGTAAAAGCCATTACGGAGAAATTACAACCTTACAAAGAGAATACTAAACGTGGTTACTTTATCTCTATCACATCGGTTCTCAGCCTTGATAAAACTACAAAACAAAAACAGAAATTGTACGATGAATACTTTAAATTAATGATGGAAAAGAATAAGGAACTAAAGAAAGAAGAGGGCGAAAACGTTAAAACTGACACACAAGCTAAGAACTGGATTGAATGGTCTGAAGTTGAAAAGATTTGGGGCGACTTAGAGAAGAAAGTAGATTCCTTTAAGTCATCAAAAGAGTTGTCCGAACATCAATATAACACGCTTTTACAGTTTGTAGTCCTTTCTTTATACGTATGTCTACCACCAAGACGTAACGAGTATCAAAATATGTCTATCGTGAAATCTGCTACAGCACAGTCACCAACTGATAAAAATTACTATGATGTTGACAATAAGCGATTTATTATGAATAAGTACAAGACCCAAAAGAAAGAAGGTCAGAAAATAATTGAAATTCCTGAAGTATTACAAGGTGTACTTTCAATCTACATCAAGCATCACCCACTTATCAAGGGCAAAATCTCGAAGAAGACACCTCCAACCGCTTTCTTGGTTTATCACGACGGTCAATTACTTGATAAGGTGAATAGCATCACGCGAATTCTCAATAAGGTGTTTGGAAAAAAAGTCGGCTCAAGTATGCTCCGCCATATATACGTTAGTGCCAAGTATGGTGATATGAATGAAGAACAGAAGAAAGATGCTTCTATAATGGGTCATAGTCAAGATATGGCAAGGGATTACATTAAGAAATAACTATCTGAAGAAGAATATAAAGAATTAGAGTTTCCTCTATTATTCTTAAAAGAGATTCTAAGAATTCCCAAATTCCCAAATTCTAAATAAAAGTAGTCTACTAAATATAAACGGAAAATTATAGCGTTTGTCGTCAATAACGCTTAACGCTATAAATAACGGCTTTGAGATTTCAACCGGTTTTTCGATATTTTTTGGGAATTTGGGAATTCTACCAATCCGCATCTGGGTCTCTTTCAACAAACTTTCTGGTTAGATAGGTCTTCTTAAACGGTAACACCTTCTCAACGAAACAGGTCTTACACACACAGCCAATGTATATTTCAACGGTCTTACGGCACAAGGCACATTCACTGATTTTAACAGCCGGTTCAGAAACGCATTTTGACATTGTATATATTATAGAGTAGAAAAATATTTAAATATAATTATATTAATTAATTTAAAAAACCTTTAGAAAAACGCACTTTTTTACCAAAAAAAATATTTATTTTCTCAGTATAGATAAAAGAATGTCATTTCAGTCGGACTATACCTACGGTATCCAGCAACAAGCAAACCTTCTCTCTCTCTTTCAGAAATATTTTGATGATAATCTCGTGTCAACACCTAAGAAATTCGATAAATATGATTATGAAGGGACAAACGCCTCTTATGAACTCAAAGCCCGAAAAATCAATTACAAAACGTACCCAACGACTTGTATCGCTCTTGATAAGGTCAACCCAGAACACACCAAGAAACAAGTGTATCTATTCAACTTCCTTGATGGAACATACTATATTGAATATGATAAGAACCTATTTGAAACCTTTGAAGTAAAGGATTTCAGACGTTGGAGACAGGGGTTTAACGATAAAGAGAAACCCTATCTATATATTCCTATCGAAAAACTGAAACCCTTAGTAGATGGAGTTTGATGAGAAGAAACTAAAAGAATGGTGGGATAAAATTTCCCCAGAAGACCAAAACCGGATTATGAATAAAAATAATTTTCCATTTAAAGAAAAGCCTAATAGTATAATCAATTATGAAACCGTATCAGAAGCCCAAAAAAGTGTTACCACCACCACCCATACACTTATTACGAATGATAGATATAAATAAATATTGTTGTATTGAAGACCCATCTTTGATATTTGGACGTAAACCTATTAAGACCACCACACCAAGCCCAAAAGGTTTAAGTGTTACTACTTTTAACTTCGCAGAATAAATATTATATCAAGAAGATATAATATTCATTTATTATAAAGAAATGTCAAAGCCATCATCGCCTCTTATCATACCCCATTTAGATTCAAAAGATATTCCGCCTATGGAATTAAATCCTATTTCAGAAGAGAAATCAATAGATTCAAGAGAAGGAATTATTCAAGAATGGTCGGAACAAGAAGAGTATCTATTAGCCCTATGGAGTGATAGGTCACTATGTTATAAACTGATGACTGAACGTGCTTCGAGAAAATTCCATCGTCAACATTTATGGTTCAGTATACCGGTTATTATTCTATCTACTGTGTGTGGTTCGGCAAATCTTGCCGTTCAAAGTTATGTACCACTATCCGCTCAATCTATGGCAAGTGCTATAGTGGGTTGTCTTAGTCTTGGCGCGGGTGTCATCACAACTCTTCAGACTTTCTTCGCGTCGGCTCAGAAATCAGAATCTCATAGAAACACGTCAACCGGTTGGGGGAAACTACACCGCTTAATTTATACAGAATTATCATTACAACGTAACAAAAGAAAACCGGTTAAAGATTTTATGAGACAAGCAAAAAATGAATACGATAGAATCTTAGAACAATCCACTACGATTCCTTCTGATATATTACGCCGGTTCGTGAATGATATTAAGAATCACCCAAATATGATGTTACCCGAAGAGTGTGGCAATCTATTACATACTCAATCGTGGGAACACATCAGAGAACAACGGATACAATTCTTAGAACTAAAAGAGAATCATATGTTCCCTGAGGTTATGTCGGGTACTCCATAATTTGATTATAAAAAAGTGCGTTTGAAAAGAACTTAAAGATTATTATCTTATATATAATCAGAAGAAACCCCCCAGTAAAAAATGAACCAAGCACCCGAAATCTCATTCAACGACATCAAACATCTTGATGTTATTATTATTAAACTACGTGGCTTCTACACGCCCGTAAAAGTAGTTCGCGTATCCGCATCTAATATATGGTATTCACATCTTTATTTTATTAACGCATTTTATGAGAACGAAAACCAGTGTGGAGCGTTTCGAGTTTACGCCGATAACAGTTTCGAACAATTTCGTCTAAGCAAGACCAATACTAAGATTAAGATTTTTAAGATTGAGTATGATGAGGATACATCGGAGATTCAACACCGAGCTGACTCTCTGTATTATACTTGTTCCAAAGCACCACCAAATGCTTAATACTTTAATTTGAATAATATTTATCTATTTTAATCAAAATAGATAATTACTATATTAGAAATAGATGTTTACATACACATATTTACGTATTAGATATTTACTATATATACTTACTTGATATTTACATATATTTTATATGAATAATTTCGAAATTATTCATCTGAAGTATCTAATTTAATATAGTAATTATGTTTAGTAATAATCTATTGTATATTTTATTGTAAATATCTATATTTGCTGTATAGATGTTTCATATATGTTTACTGGTAAAGTTAGATTTCCGGTATTTAATGACTTCAATGAAATGAATAAAATATAAAAAAAATTAATAGAAAAATATTTTACTCTTTATTAATAATAAAGATATGTCAGTCCAACGATTCAACAAGAGTAACTCGGAGACTCAACCCTTCCACATTTATTATGATATGAATATCATCAATAACGATAGTTCATTTCCAGCCAAACCGGTAAGGTTTCAATATAAGGAGACTCGTTCTAACTATTTTTTGTTATCCCCTCAGGATTACTTTATGAGTATTGTACGATTCAATCTACAAACCCCGACCCTTCCAGTTTTAATTCCCCAAATAGACCTCAACACAAATAGCAACTTCGGCGGTGTGTACCCTATTCAATCCTTAGCTGGTGCGAGTAATACAGCCTCTTTTACTGCTAACTTCTACACTAATATTCCAATCCCAGTAGGTAATGTATTGTTCTTATCTCTCTCGAACGGAGCATTAACTTCAGCCTTTGAACCAAGTAATACTAATAACAATTTCTATCGTGTCGTCGCTTCATCTACTTCTACCTTTGGTATTACTACATTAACTCTTCTGAATACCGGTGCTACCGCGGGTGTACCTAACAATTATGCTGGTGGTACTACAACAGCCTTTAGTATTCTGGGTGGTACTATTCAGGCTGGTTATGCTGTCATTCCCATCGCAACTCTTGTATATAGTCCTACAACACAATTGTTAACCCTTACGGTTACAAACACTACGAACCTTGCTAACTTAACAACGCTCTTCTTCCCTAACGATAAATTATATCTGAATAACTGCTTACAATACAACGGCAATTTTATCGTTCAAACTGTTACCGCAAATACCTTGGTGTTATCCTCTCAATCCGGTTTCCTTCAAAGATATTTTTCCTATGTTAACACCGTGTTGACTAATACCGGTGGTTTACAGCCTTACGTTGGAGGCGGTCGTTTCACTTCGGCTGGTGATTTCTATAACATCACACCTTATAAGATTACACTTGAATATAACTATTCTGGTGTTGGTGTAGCCGGTAGTTATACGCAACCAATTACTTATATTCCTAATGATTTGACAACTATTCCGCCAAACTGGAATCCTGAAAATCCCCAAGCGTTATCCCTCGAAGATATAACTAATTCTTATTATTGGGTGTATACCTATGAAGTGTTTATTAAGATGGTGAACCAAGCCTTTACAAATGCTTTCTGGGGAACTAACGGCTCTATCTACGCTTCATCTGGCGCGTTGAAGCCTTGGACTACTGCCTCTGGTACTACAGTTAATTCATATCAGCCTCCTTCTATGTCTTGGAATCAAGACGCTCTAAAGGCAATTATTACGGGCGATAATGGCATCTTCTCTGTTAACGCTTTAACCACTACAGCATCACGAATGTCTTTTAATCAACCTATGTCTACGTTATTTGATGCTTTTCCATACCAGTATCCTAACGTAAACCCAGATAGTCCACTCTACAGTTATATCGTTTTCGATACAGAAGCGGGTGCTGGATTGTACGTTGTCTCATCTTATTCTGCTGGTGGTATCATTACCCCAAGATACACCGCCATTCAAGTCTACCAAGACCATCAGACCGCATCTCTAATGAATCCGGTTCAAAGCATTACGTTCACTTCAACGCTCTTACCGGTTATGATGGAAAACGTCGGTCAGCCACTAATTCTGAACGGAACTGCTCCAACCAATACAGTTATCGGCTCTACGGCTAACGTATTCCCAGTTGTAACCGACTTTCAAGTTCCTTTCAGTGCCACCAACGGCTATGTTCCCGATATTAGTTATGTTCCTTCTGGTGAATATCGTCTTGTAGACCTGTACGGAGAATCACCCGCGAACCAAGTTGATATTCAGGTCTTTTGGAAAGACCAGTATGGTATTCTTCACCCCTTCCTTTTGGGTTCTGGTTGCTCTGGAAACCTAAAACTTATGTTCCGACGCAAAGATTACAACGACGTGAATATTGCCGAATAAAAATTTAAGAAAAAAAAAGGAATAAGAAAAAAATTCAAGGAATGATAACTTTTTCGAATTCCAAGAAAAGTTAAAAAGTAAAAAAAATTATTTTTTTATATCTCTGTATAATATAAAAAGATGAGTCAAGATTTTGTCAAAGTTCTCGTAAAGGATTCACGTTTAGACGTGACCGATGCCGTCTCATATGCGGTACACAAAGGCGGTCAGAATATGACCTCAGCACAATTTAACGCAATCTCCCAAACACCTTCCAGTGTTACTTTCAATATCCAAGTTCCTTCCGAACAAACCATTATTGACCGCCGTGTAATGTGGCAATCAACTGTAATCCTTCAGTTGAATGTTACTGCTCCAGCCGGTGTAAACCCCATCAACTTGGCTGTCAGCGATTCTCTCGCTCCTTTCCCACTCCACCAATTGGCAAGTGTGATGACAGCAACAATTAACAACAACTCCGTTAATCTGGCGGAGAATAACATTCCAGTAATGGTTTGTTAGTCGTATCGGAGGATACGGCGAGATACCTCATTAGCAGGAAGTCCCTTATAGTTTCATATACTAAGTAACTGTAGTAATACAGTTATGGCGTGGTTAATAGCCTACGGTATAGTAATAATTATGAAAATTGGGTAATCTGCGGGTAAAGAGTCCTATCACTGAAAAGTGAGGATTCTCCCTCAACGACTGAGCCTTTATCCCTGACAAGGATTCAAAGGAAACGGGTATCGGTGACTGGTTTTAACCGGTTGCTTAAGGTATAGTCTGCTCTTATGCGAAAGTATAAGTTAACAAGAGACGCAGTCTCAACGTCCGCGATGTTCTCCCCGCTTTGCTCCGTTTCCACGACCGTCGTGAACTCGAGCGTTATAACGGTATGACACCGGTAGCCTACGATTTACTCGCCAACTACGCCGATGGTCTTGGTGCTAACCTCAACTCCCTTGGTTCTTGGGCTAACAGTGCTGATAACGACTTACTTCCTCGTGGTGCTTTTCAATTGGACGCTATTTCAACCACCCTCGTCGGCGGTCAAATGCCAAATCCTTTGACTCTTCCCACACCAGCTCAAATTTCAGCCGGTTATTCTGGTACTATCTTCGTACAGTTCACTGTTACTGAGCCTCTCTTGCTTTCTCCTTTCATTTGGGCGAACCCCTCAGCAAACAACCAAGGTTTCTACGGCGTTCAAAATATGAACTTCGTTTTTAATATCGGTGATGCTACCCGTGTATGGAGAACTGCTAATAACAACACTGCTGTATCTACTGGAACAACTCCATTCAATAACACATACATTACCAGTGCTTCCGTTTCTTCATTCAATAACTCGAAACTCCTATTTAACTTTCTCACTCCTCACCCTTCTGACCTCTTTCCTGCTCGTAATGCTGTGCCTTACTGGGAAGCCCCTCGGTTCATCACATCTAACTTGTCAAACATCAACGGTTTTATTCCCTCCCTTTCATCTGGTTATATTCCAGCCGTTACAACTGTTTCTACATCATCTCTCCAGCTCAACCAAATTCCGGACAAACTTATTATCCAAGTTCGAAACCCCCTCAACCAATGTGCTTGGGGTAATCCCGACGCTTTCTTGGGTATTAAGGGTATTAGTATCAACTTCAACAACCAGTCTGGTATTCTTGCTTCCGCTACTCAACAAGATTTGTATCGTTATTCCGTTGAGAACGGCTATAACGGCTCTTGGGGTGAATTCTCTGGTTTTGTCACTGTTCCTGACAGTGCTACCGGTTTTGGAAAGAAAATCCCAAGTTCTGGGTCTCTTCTCATTTTGGAATTCGGCAAGGACATAAATTTAACCGAAGATTATTACGCGTCTAAACTTTTAACTGGACGTAAATGTGACTGGAAACAGTTCGCAAGTTCCCCCGCAGTGTGTGCGTAGGGAGCAAGACTACTCAATAAACGGGAAGTCCCTTATAGCATCATCTACCAAGTTATACAAGAAATTGTATAATGGCAACGTTAATAGCGTCTGGTATGGTAATAACGATGATGATTGGGTAATCCGCGCCAGAATGACTGACTGCTTACGGTAAGTAAGTAAAAGTAAATGGCTCAGAGACTGAGGCTTTATACCTATAGAGGTATTCAAAGCAAACGGTAGTCGGTGACCGCATAAAAATGCGGTTGCTTAAGGTATAGTCCGTCCTCTTATGAAAGTAAGAGGTGAGAGAACGGGTTCTCTCGGCAACTTCAATCTTCAAATCAATCTCCAAGTATACAATCAGTTCCCTTACGGCATTACGCCAGAGATTGTAATCATTCCAATTAATAGCGGTATCTTCGTTAACGAGCGTGGTACTTCATCTACTTACACCGGTATTCTCACCAAGGCTGATGTCCTTTCAGCCTCCGCTCAAGAGCCTTACTACCAAACCTCCGTCAAGCGTATGGTCGGCGGTTCGTTTCTTGATAGTCTCAAATCAGTGGCTGGTAAGATTCTCCCTCACTTGCTAAAACACGGTAAGGAAGAACTCGGTAAGTCAGGTCACCCAGTTGCTAAGTTGGCTCATTCAGCCCTCGGTGCTATGGGCTACGGTGCTTCAGGTGGCGGTGCTTCAGGCGG